TTAGTCCGCTGGTATGTGCTCCCAATACTGCACCAGCTTATCCTTTACGGCGTCCTCATCGCACAAAAATGCCGCTGCCAAGTCTGCGTAAAAATTGGGGTTGTCGGCGCTGTAAGCCCGGGCTACTTTGCTATAGTCGCTGTACATCATGCACAGCGCGGCCCAGAAGTCCACGGGGTTACAGGTGAGATTGCGCTGGGTCATCAGCTGGGTGGCCTGGTCATAACTCCAGTGGGGTCCGGTGGTGCCGTCGGCATTTTTCATGCGATCGCACCACTCTTCGGCCTCGTCACGGGTCAGATGCGGATGCGGCATCATTACAGCCTTGCCAGATGCACCCCCGTGCTCATACTGCCGGGAAGAGTCGTCCCAGCTGCCCGTCTGGGAAAAGCCGATACGAGGCATCCGACGATCATACCCGTCAGAGTCGGGATAGCGCGGCATCGGATACGGGTCAATGTAGCGGTTTTCCTCGATGCGCCAGGAGCGCCGGGGTTCATCGCGCTCCTCCATACGACGCAGGCGGCGCTCCATGTCCCGCTCCCTGCGGTCACGCTCTTCCTCAAGACGGTCACGTTCCGGCTCACGGTCTTTGTCGTGGTCGCGGAGCATCATCATGCGGCGAAAATTAGTCTTGCCCATAATCTATACCTCCTCAAGAAATGGACGCGGGCGCGCCAGCGTGGGAACGACAGAAGCAGCCAAGATACTTGAACGTGCCTGTGCCGGTCGCAGACGTTGCCACACGGGTAGCGTAGCGGGTGCGGGTGTGGATGCACTCAGCAGTTGCCTGAGCGCAGTTGCAGTCGGTCAGAGGGTATGCGGTCGTGCCTGCTCCAATGGTAATGACCACAGGTGCGTTGATGGTGGTCGTGTCCGGCAAGCTCTGAGCAACGACAATGCAATACTTTTCGCCGTTCTGGTATGCGCCAGCAGGGATGTTGATGGTCAGAGTATCGTCGGCAAACGTGACTGCCTGACTGATGACCAAGTGCGGGCAGAGTTTGCAGCTTGTTTTGCAAGCCATAGTATTTTCCTCCTAAAAAATCAGGGGCAGAGGTGTCTTACCCCTGCCCCGATGGTTCACCCGGTGTTATCGGGGAGTGTGTAGGTTAGCAGCAGCCGCAGCAGTTCACGCCCACGTTGGGATTTGCCACCTGATAAGCGGGAATCGGGCGAGGATTGACCCGGTTCAGGATGGTATCAGTCTGCTGGGACATCACGGTGGTCAGAAGCGCATTCTGACGATCCTGAGAAGCGGCGAACTTCAGGCTCTGGTTCTCAGCGGTCAGGGTTGCAATCTTATCCTGCGTGAAGTAGTCCATCATGCTGCGGAAGTTGGCGTTGCAGTTGTCCACGATGGCACGAGCGTTGTCTGCGATAGCCTGACGGGTAGCGCAATCCTGCTGCGCAATGGTGTACTTCAGGTCGCCGATGAGCTGCTTGTTCTCGCAGCAGCAAGATGCCAGCTGCGTGGCAAGTGCGGTCTGGCCAGCCTGCCGTGCGTTGCCCTCCTGCATGATGGCAAGGCTGATGGCGTTGTCGCCGTTGGACACGCTGCGTTCCAGACCGTTCACAAGCTGTGCGTTCTGGTAGCCAAGCTGACAGATCGCCTGATTGGTACCAGCAAAGCCGCCCGCAACGGTAGCGTTGAGGGTGTTCATCTGTGCCAGTTGGTCATAGCCCAGAGAGCAGATGCCGTTCTGGATGCCAGCCAGAGAACGGGAAGTGTCCTGCTGGTAGAAGCCCTCAGACAGAGCCGCACGAGTATCTGCGCCGCCCTGACCGGTTGCACCAGTGCCAACCAGATAAGGGATGTAGCTGTTCATTCCGTTGTCACCACCGTTCCGACCGTAGCCGTTTGTACCCCAGCCGAAGATGATGGCGAGGATGATAACCGCCCACAGACCTTCGTTGCCGAAGAATCCGCCGTTGTTATTGCCGCCGTCCTGCCCAGCCAGATAGCCAGTTGCAAAATCGTCCATAACAAAACTCCTTTCAGTTTTGCGTTATGCTATCCCACCGCCGTGTGCGATGGGCGAAGCCAAACAAAAGCGGTTTTTATCAAGTCCGCAAAACTGAGAAGCGTTTCGCTTAGAGGGATGCGTTATCGGGGCAGCGTCAGGTTCAGGACGCTTGCCAGCTGGTTCAGGTCAATACCCCGCTCTTTTGCGAGGTTCTGTGCCATCGTCCTGAGCTGCGTTTCGTTCTTACCCTGAATCAGGTTCAAGCCCTGCATGATTGGGGCGCTCTGCCCGCCCAACTGCTGGATAAGCCCCATCGGGTTCTGTCCGGCGCGAGCCAGATTTGCAAGCTGCATGATGGGGCTGTGCGTAATCACATCAAACGGAGAGGACATTGTTATTCTCCTTTCTTTGCTGTGGCAGCGGGCTTAGAAAAGCTCTTCTGCCACTTTTCCAGTTCATCCAGCCTGTGGACGAGGGCATCGTACTGCTCAATAGGCACATACTGCTGTGTCGGTGCAGCGGTCTGCTGTGCCTGTTGTACCTGCATCTGCCGCCACGCTTCCGGGCTGTAAAACTCCTGTACATAGGATTCGCAGGTGTCCGGGTTCAGTCGCTTGCAGTAGATCACACCGCTGCGCAAGTCTGGACAGTAGGTCGGTCTGCCATACAGGTCAGACGGTATCGCCAAAAATTCCTCCCTGCTGGAAACAGGTCTGCCCAGTAACCAACCGCCGTCCTGTACCGACTGCTGAACAGGCTGTTGCCCATTCATCGGCTGCGGACGCTGCGGTTGTGCCTGTTGCATCTGCGTGTTGGGCAGGGGAGTGGCAAGTCCTACCGTGCCCATACCGCCGTAAGGATTGACAGGCTGCTGCGGAACGTAGGGCGCTCCCGGTGCCGGATAATAGCTCATAAAACATCCCTCCTTGTGTATCCAGTGTACTGCATCGGAAAAAAGCGAAGGACAACGAAGGTACAACGAAGGACAAAAATCTTGATTAGAGCTTGATTAGAGCTTGATTAAATCTTGATTAGAGCTTGATTATTTTAAGCAAAAAAAGAGCGCCCACGCGGAAAAATCCGTATGAGCGCTTAACTGTTAAGGGCTTCGCTTTGGAAGCAAGACTAAAATATCACGTTTTGACTTGTAAGGCAAGGCTTTCGACAAAACCAGTGCGAATAAAACAAAAAGACCCGCCATGATACGCATCGTTGAGAGGCTTGGCGGGTTCAAATATCCACCCTAATGTGCTTCTTCGAGAGGCCGGGTGGATTTGTTGATGTTATTATGCCACAATTCGTGCAAAAAGAAAAGCGGCAGACCCGAAAGCCTGCCGCTTTTGAATTGCCTGAGCAGAAGCTCAAAGCTAATCCTATAACCATGATTAGTATATCACACATTCAACATTTTTTCAATGCCTTTTAGCCGGTAGCCTACCGCCGTCCGGCTGTAATGTGTCTGTGCTGCAATGTCCGGCAGCGGAAGCCGCTCCACGTACCGCAGTAAGGCTATCTTACGGTCTACCCTCCCAAGCGGTGCGCTTTTAATGGCGGCGGTCATCTGCTGTCGGTCAAGCCCTTGCAGCGCAGCGGGCAGTACTACACGAGCCGCCGCCACGGGCAGCACCGAGCCAGAAAGGCTGCGGCAGCTGTCCGGCGTTGCGCACCATATTGCCAAGCACGGCGAAATGGTGACGTTTTGTCACCAATTTCGTGATGTCACGAAATTGCTCTTGTGCGGCGTACATTTTGTTGGTGTCAACAAAATGCTCGTATGTAGTGCTTTCCATGATGTCCTCCCTTAATTCATGCTCAAATCAACGCTTTCGATTTCTGCACGGACTTCAAGTGCGTGAAGGTATGCGCCCATCGCAGATTTTTGCTCTTTCAGCAAATCCAAAGAGCAGACCGGCGTAATAGGCAACGTGCCAGCTTCATACTGAATCGTCACACGGTGAAGTTTTTCATATCGGATTTTGGTCTGCCAGTACTCCGCGCGGAGACGGTCTTTGTAATTTGCCGAACACATCGAATAGACGATCACCGCGCCGCTGTTAAAGTTCTGGCTGATCTCAGCCGTCGGGCGCGTCGGCAGTTTTCGCGGCATACGCGGTCACCCGCCTTTCATTTTGTGCGGCCAGGATGAGGTGGCGGTAGTTGTTCTCGAAAATATCCGCCGCCCCGTCCCGGGTATAGCGGATATAATCAAAAAGCAGGCTGCGGTGGAGGCCGGGCTGGGTGTAGTCCTGTGCCGTGCCGATCTTTCTATCCAGATACCCCATGCCCGCCACGGCGATGCCCCAGAGCTTTTTCTCCAGTTCATCGTCTTGCCATGTAATATCGAGATAGTTTTTGATGTCGGGCAGCAGCGCAGGGCGAATATCATCCCATGCGGTCGTCATGGTCAGGATTTGGTCACGGTGACGGTGTAGGTCTTGGTGGTGGTGCCGTCCTCAGCCGTCACGTTGATGGTCACGGTGTTCTCGCCGTCTGCCCAGGTCGCAGCCTTTCCGTTCTCGATCACCTTGGTACCCACCTTGACCTCGATCTTTGCGCCTGCATTGGCCGGAGTGGCGGTGATGGTGGTGGTAGCCGCTTCCGTGGATGCGGTATAGGTGATGCCCGCAGAGGTAAAGGCCGGGCTCAGGGACAGGTTGCCCAGCTTCAACGCGCTCAGGGTGGCGTCAGTGGACGGGGTAGGGGCTTCCACGGTGGTCACCTTAAAAGGCACGGGCTGCAGGCCGGAGATGTCCAGGTTGAGAAAGGCATTGTTGTCCATGGGCAGGCCGTTGGCATACAGCTTGATGAGATAGACACGCTCATCCTCCAGGAAGTGGTAGTGATCAGAAAACTCGATCTTGCCGCCTTTGTTCATGCCCACTGCTGCAAAGTACAGACGGGCAGCACCAAAAACAGCCTGGCCGCGCGGCAGGGCAGCGGTCTTGATGATGCTCATATCGATGGGCAGCACGTCCTTGCGGTAGGTGCCATCCGGGGCCTTGACGGTGGTGGCGGGCATGACACTCTGGTAATAGTCCTGCGGATTGACCAGCAGGATGAGGTCAGCCGGGTCGCGGTCTTTGCCGTTGGCCGTGGTAGCCAGCAGGGAGACCAGATTGCCGATGGTGGCAGGCTCCAGATCAGTGACTTTGATCTTTGCTTTTTCGGGGTACTTGCCTGCCTGCACGCTGGCGCTCTCAGACACGTCGCGGATCATACCGATGGGCTGCTCTTTGCCGTCACCCATGACGATGCCCTCTTCCAGACCGTTTGCCAGTGCCTCTGCCAGGATGGCGCGGATGTAACGATCCAGCCACTCGGGGCCGAGGTCAAGCTGGGCCTTGCAGACCGGGATAAAAGCAGACAGCTTAAAGAGGCCGACGTCCACTTCCCTAAAGCCGGAGGTCAGCTCTTCCACGATGGCATCACACAGCTTGCCCCATGCGCCTTTGTGGCGGCCATCGGTGTTCATCATCATCCGGATGGCACCGCCCGTGGGGGTAAACTGGATCTTGCTCAGCAGCGGGTGGCTCTCGGCCAGGTCATCCATGACGCGGGAGATGATGGTCTGGGGGAAGACAACAGAGACGTTTTCCAGTGCCTGCTTGGGGTTGTCGCTCCGCATGGCCGTGGCGATGCTCTGGTAGTAGTCCCGCTCTTCGGTGGTCAGCTGACGGACGCCACGGGCATACAACGCGGAATTGTCCAGCTGCTGACGCAGGCCGCTGATCTGGCTCTCGTACTCTTCGGCGTTGATCTCTCCAATGGTCTGGCACATCTCCATAAAGATGCCGGGCAGACTGTCGGCGTCGTTGTTTTTGACAGCGGCGGCAAGCTGCTGGCGCTGGCCGTCGAGCTTCTGGCTTTTCTTGTAAAGTTCAGAAAGATGCATATCATTTTCTCCTTTTCAGATATTCAAAAAGCCGCGCCCGGTATGGGTGCGGCTTTGCGGCTTATTAAAATTTGGCGAACAGCTCAAGCACAGAGTGCTGTGCCGGGGGCGGTGTCTGCGGGTCGGGCGGCTTCTGAGGCGGGGGCGTCTGGCCCGGCACCACCAGCATCTGCCGGATGATGAGGTCGCGCACGCTCTGGGAAGCGGCCTTGCTGGAGGCCTGCTTCTGGATACTGGTTGCCAGGCCCATCTCCAGCACTTCCTCGGGGCTGTACCACGTCTTGCTGTTCAGCAGGTCGGTGGCGGCCTGTTCGGTCATGCCCGCAGCGGTAAAAGCGCCTTTGCCGATCTCAGTCAGCTTGTCCAGCTCATCGGCAGCAGCGCGGAGGTCTTCAGCGTAGCCATAGGTGCCGCCGATCACCGGGTGAAAGTAAAAGGCGCTCACGTTGTTGGCTACCCGCTGGGAGCCAGCCAAAAAGGGATAGATGGCTGCGCTGGCCACAAAGCCATCTGCATAGGTGTTGACTTTAGCATTTTTGGCAAGCAGGGCGTTATAAATGGCAAAACCCTCAGCCACCTCGCCGCCATAGCTGTCCACATGCACGTTGATCTCGGCCAGGTCGCCCGCCTGCTCCAGCTGCCGGGTAAGGCGGTAGGCGCTCACGTCGCTTTCTACAAAGGGGAAGCTGGTGATGTCGCCAAAGATGTAGATGTCGGCCTGTTCGCCCGACTGCTGAAAATCAAAGTACGGTTTAGGCACTGTTTTTTCCTCCTGTCTTGGTGGTTTCGGTTGCGGCATTGCGGGCCACGCTGTCCACGGTGGAGATGTTTTTGGTCATCCAGTGGATGTTTGCCCACTCATCCGGCAGAGGTTCAAGGCCCGTGGCCTCGCGGCACTCGTTGATGGAGCTGTAGGCGCTCTCGATCAGCTTTTCGATATTGGCCGCATTGGTCAGCATATCAAAGTGCTGAATGGTGGAAGTGTCCACGGTCATCCGGTCGCCGCCTTTCCAGGCACTCATGCCATAAAGCTTGCGGTTGCACTCTTCGCTGATCTGGGCGGCAAGGGGATCAATGCAGGTCGTCAGCCAGTGGGTCACCACGTCGCTGATCCCAGCCACATCTCCCTGCACAAGCACCGGGGGGATGCCAAGGCCCCGGGCCGTAAAGGTAAAGATGTCATCCACAAGAGCACGGATGTCCCGGGTGTCCTGTGCTTTGCCCTCACCGCCAAACTGCTCGAAGTTGTAGCCGTCAAACTCTGGCAGGATACCGGACTCGCTGGAAAGGAACGGCTTATACTGGGTGTTCAGCATCTCGCCGAAGTTCTTTTCAAAGTCGTCCCGGCCCTCGTTCACCTGGTCGATGTGTACTTTGAGGTGCTGGCCGGAATTCCGGATGGTGGCTTTCATGGTGGCCTGCACAAGATTGTTGTAGCTCTCATACAGCCCATCTACCACGGCTTTGGCATTTGTGCTGTTGAGGGTAAAGTGAAGCACCTCGCTCTCTTTCAGGGTGCGGGTGTATGCCTGGTCGCCCACCTGGATGTCTTTATAGACTTTTTCCTGGGTGGGGATGTAGTCAGGCTTTGCCCAGCTGTCGGCTACCACCAGATTCAGCCGCCCGCCCCGCACCAGCGGCACAAGCAGCGCCTCGTTGTGGGCGTAAAGCTTGTAAATGGCTTTTTGCCAAAATTCGGTGCTGTTTTCGTTTATATTTGGCTCCACGTTAAAAAGATAGTAATAATCTTTTTTTACGGAGCTGCCTTTTTCGTAAGTCTTAAACTCGCAGTTTGCGATGGCTTTGGCGATGAGGTTTACACAGCTGTTAAAAGCCAGCTCCCGCAGGCGGTATTCCTGCCAGCAACTCACCCAGTCCAGGCCATCAGCTCCGGGGCCGGAGATGTGCACCTCTTTTTCCGTGATGCCGCCCTCGGGCGGGGCTTCTGCCTGCTGTGGCTTACTGCCCACGCCAAAAAACTGGCCCACTTTTTCAAAAAAGCCCATGTTGTTTTTCTCCTTTACCAGCAGATTGCGCCCAGCTTGGGCTTTCGTACCTGTCCGGTGCCCAGCTCACTCTCAATGACCATGGAAGCGGCCAGCGCCATAAACGGGTCAGTTTTCCGGCTCTTGGCCTCAATTTTGGCGTAGATGAAGTTGCCTGTGTCCACGCCCTGAGCCCGGCTGCTTCGCACCCGCTTGGTGTTGTTTGTGGCCCAGCGCAGCTGGGGAGCGTCTCCCCACACAAAAAGACCGCGGTCAAAGCAGTCTTGGATGAGGGGGTCTACCTGCATGATGTCACTGGGCCGGATCAGCTTGACCCGGTTTTTGTCCTTGGCGTCAAACCCGATGCTTTGCAGGGCCTCGGCCATCATAGTGTACCTGAAATGGTCAAGGGCCAGCTTTTTGATGTTGTATTTCCGCGCTGCTTCCCGGATGTAGTCGGTCAGCAGGTAGGGCGAAATGCTCACATCATCCACATAGATGCATTCTCCCATGTCGCACCAGGTCTGCCATGGGGCCTTGATGCGGGTCAGGGTCTTGCTCTGGGCGCAGATCCACGCCCGGTTGATGTCATACCGGGTGTCACCGCGCCGGAAATGCAGGTTGACCGACGCCCAGTCGTTGAATTCGGCGTAGTCGATGCCCACCGTGCAGCTCCACCCGGTCAGGTCTGGCCGGGGGCGGTTGGTGGCTCTTACTTTTTCGTAGTCCGTTACCGAAATTTCTTTTGCACCTTTTCGGATGCCCATGCGCTTGGTGATAAAATCGCCGTTTTGCTCCGGGCGCTCTTTCCAGTCGCGGTATTCGTCTTGGATCTCCTGCATCAGGTGCGGCAGGTAGGGCAGGGACGGGTTGGCCATGCACCAGTTTTCTGGATCATGCACCTGGGCTTCACTGTCCAGGCAGCAGATGAAAGGTAAAAATCCCTCATCGGCCTCGCCCTCAAAAAGGATGCGCCGCCCTCGGGCCAGATAGTCGTCCAGCGGCCCATCTGAGACTTCGCCGTTGGATGTGAAAAAGCCCACGCGGGGCTCGGCCACTTTGCCCTGTCCAGTGATAAAAACCTTGATGTTGTCGTAGTTCTGGTACTGGTGAACCTCGTTGAAGATGACAGCGCCGGAGCGCATACCGTCGCGGCCTTTGGGATTGTTGGTGCGGCCCTTGACCTCGCCAAGGTTCTTGCGGCCCCGCAAAATCTCTTTTGTGTGGTAGTAAAACCGGGAGAGTTTGGCCTCCCACTTGGGGTTTTCCAGAGCTTCCACGATGTCTTTCACCGGGGTGACGGCCTGCTCCTCGTTGTTGGCACAGATGTCCACGTTGTAGTGAGGCACCGGGTTGTATGGGGAGATGAGTGCCGCTGAGGAAAGGGCAATTACGCCGTCTTTTCCAGCGCCACGGCCCACCATAGCAAACAGCGTCTTGAAGCGGGGGGAGTGGTCGGCCCGGTAGGTGCACAGCCAGAGCCCAAGCGTAAATGTCTGCCACGGGAAAAGGCGGTCATATGGAAAATACCGGGCCAAGCGGAAATATTTCCGCATTCGCTCGGTATCCACATAGATGTCTTCTGTCTCAAACACGCGCCGGATCAGCGCCACAAGGGCTTTTTGCTCTTTGCAGGCTCGCTGGACCCCGGTCTCCACCAGCTCGATGTACTCCAGAATCTCCGGGGGAATGTTACAGCTCATCGTCCTCGTCTTCCTTGGCCGCCATAAACTTGTAGGTCTGCACGATGCGCAGCAGCGTCTGCACGGTGGAGTTGGAAGCGCTGGCGGTCTGGTTATAGGTCTGCACTGCCGGGTTGGGGATTTCCCGCTCTGCACCGCGCGGGGTGATCTGGATGATGGTCAAGCCGTCCTCTTCGATGGATTTCCGGGCTTTTTCCAGCAGGTCGAGCTGGTCCACATAGCGGTCAAGCGTTGTGCGATAAAAAAAGTTGGTGTCACAGTTGGCCGCTTTGGCCGCTTCTTCAATTTCTTTCAGCTCCTCCCAGTACTTGACCCGGGTGGGGGGAAGATTTTTGTTTTTGCCCATCGTTATCCTCGCTTCCTGTGGATTTGTGCAGATTGTACAGCTTCTACGCGCGCGCACACGCGCACGAGATCAGCTGGAAAGTCAGGGAACGCCACAAGTAAGGGCCAGACCGACCGAGGCCGTTTTCCCCGATGGGGGGTATGCCCTCAATCCCAGCGCTCCCGGGTCAACGGCGGCGCACACTTGGCGCGGCGCATTCTTTCCGGGTGGCAGACCGTCTCGTGGCAATCCTTGCACACGCTGATGAGGTTGCGCTGCTGCTGTCCATCGGCGTCTTTGTAATAAATATCCAGCGCCAGCGCAGGAGCATCCCGTACATGGTTTACATGGTGTACCAGCTCGGCGCGGTGATACCGCCCGCGTTGCTTGCATATCTGGCACTCGTGCCTGTCCATCTCCAGCACCTGCCGTGAGAGGCTGATCCACTGCGTGGTGCAGTAAAATGGATGCACGTCCCCGCGTGCGATCAGGCCTTGCAGCCATTTCAAAAATCTTGCGGTCATAACAAGCTCAGCTGCTGCCCAGCTTCCTGCTCCTGTTCCAGCCTCATCTTTGCAATTCGGAAATACTTTGCATCTTTTTCAATGCCGATGAAATCTCGGCCCTCGCGGATACAGGCCACACCCGTGGAGCCGCTGCCCATAAAGCAGTCGAGCACCAAATCTCCCGGTTTGCTGTAGTCTTGCAGCAGTCGCTGCAAAAGCTCGGTTGGCTTTTGTGTTGGATGGACTCGCTCATCATCGCTGTCAGTGATAAAGCCTTGAGACATAAACCGCTCAATCTTTGTGCGTCTGCCGTTGAGCGATGTCCATATCAGCTCGGCATCACTAAAAGGATTGTTAAAAGCCCGTCCACATTTTTTGTCCCACACGATCCACTCAGTACTGCGTGGCAAAAGGTCTGCAAAGTAATTGCCGCCAAATATCAAAGTACGTTTAGACACTCTGAGGATTTGGTCAAAGTACTCTTTTGATGGTCTGTCAGAGTCCCACGTGTCGGAGTATTTTTTGTTGGCAGAGTGTCCATAGCCACCTGAGCCTTTGTCCGTCCCTATGCCATACGGTGGGTCTGTCAAACAAAGGTCGATGCATTTATTTGGCATCTTTTGCAAGACGGTCATGCAATCGCAGTTGTACAGTTCCGTGGGGCAGCCTCCTTTCTTCTAGCGTTTTGGTGCCGCTTGCAGGGCTCGAACCTGCGCACGTCCGGTTATGAGCCGGATGCTCTGGCCGACTGAGCTAAAGCGGCATAAAAAACCAGCTTTGCTGCATGGAGCTCATCATGCAAAAAGCTGGTTTTTAATCGTATTGTATCAGCAGATGGTTAATCCGCACGGATAGCAGGCCGTGCTCCTTGGATACAGCCACGGCCTCCGATCTCTGCCCGAGGCTCGCGTTTTGTGTGGTCTGCGCGAAAACCGAAACGCCGCGCATAGCGCACAAAGTGACTTCCTTTGTTGCTGATCGGTAAGACCGAGAGGATAAGGCCAGCGCCGAGGCGCGTCAAAAACTTTGCCATGTCGCAAATCAATTCTTTCAAGCGCTCAAGCATTTTGCAGGCCTCCTCTCCAAAGGTGTCCACAGTGGACACCCGCCGGGTTGTATGATTCTGTTTTCTCAACGCGCCGCTGGGTTTTGGAGCGGACGGCGCTGTTGACCCATTGAGCACGGATGAAACCAAGACCGCGCTATGATTCCCGCCGAGGATAGATCATAATGTGCTGACTTTGGATGTGCCAAAATCTGCATCATAATAATACCATGCCTTTTTAGGACAATCCGGACATTTCGGACAATCCGGACATTTCGGACAAATCGGACATTTCGGACATTTTGGACAAAATAAAAGCGGCCGCTCTGCCTTTCAGAGTCAGCCGCCCCGCCGGGGAAAATGATTCTATTTTGCTGTCTTTTTTCGCTTTAGCGGCCTGCCGCACTCCGGGCAGAAATTCAGCGGCCCGGCCCGGTGAGTAATAACGCCACGCACACCCATGTGTTTCCGGCGCGTTTTGGTGATGAGGCTTACTTGGTAGGTGGTATATAAATCAGGCTCATCTTTTGGCTCGTGTTCTTTCCACCACTTGAGCCGCTCGCAAAAGTCACAAGGCATTTTTCTCATCTCAAATTCTGCTCGACCCATCTATCTACCCGCCGCCGGATGGCATCGGCGTCCATGTCGCAGCCCATCTCCATCAACTCAACAGCCACGTCCTGAGGTTTTTTGCCGAGGATGCAGATGCCGGAGATAGCCGCCCGCAGGATAAAGTCGTCACAGCTCTCGACGATTTGCAAGCCTTCGAGATATGCTGCTTCGAGCTTTGCGTTTTTGTCCTTGAGTTTTTTTATCTCGGCCTCCCTCTGTGTGTAGGCATTGTCAGCAGTGCCTCGCACTGTGGCGTGGCCGATGATACAGGCGTTTCCGTCGCCGCGAGAGGACTTTACAACATCGGCCACAAGCTCTGGCCCTTGTGCCTGCTTTTCTTCCAGCTTTTTGATGAGCCGCTTGCGGGCCTTGATGTCATAAGGGATTGCATACAGTTGCTTAAACTCTCGCGGTTTCATCCTTCGCCCCTCCTAGAGGTTATTTTAGCTCAAAATATCTTACCAGCTCTGTCCTTATCTCAGCTTGAGTTATCCATCCGCAGGTAAAAAAGCTGTAATCCTGCAAGATAATGGCATAGCGTGTGGTGTCGGTTTTGCCTTTAAGGTCTCGTGTATCATCCACCTGTCTCCAGAGTATCGCCCCGCCGGGCAGCTTTTGGGTGTAGTAGGTCAGCTTAAAAGCAGGCTCCTCAAGATTTAGCTCCCATGCTGCCAAGCTATTTAATGTTTTCGCCGCCAGCTTGACAAGTGTGTCATGGCCTCTTGGTATACCATCCGGCTCTTTTGTAGCAGGGATGCCGCAAGCCTTACAGGCATCAACAAACCAATGCCATGTAAAAATCACCTTTTGAGTCCGGTCGGCGTTGCGCAGCACAAGCCCTCTCGGTAGATAATTGACATACCCACCGCCCATCAAAGGGTGTCCATTGTGGACATTATGGCAGCTGTCCAAAAGATTCCCGCCGGTAAATTCGGGCAGCGCCTCAATCCAGTCCTCGTGGCAGATCTGCACAGCATATTGATACGCCCACTCGGGGAGTTTTGTTGCTGTCTGATGCCAGTCCACACCATCCTCAGATGTGGTTGCTGTGCTTTTTGTAGGCTTTTTCTCGGGCGATGCGGGCTTTTCCGAAACCGTTACCGGAGCTTTACTGTTTTGTGCTTTTTGAGCCTCAAGCTCTTCGGCATTTGCCTCGGTAAAGCGCGTATAGTCTTTCGCTGCTTGATAAGCCTGCATCAAACCGATCTCGCCAGACATCAACCGCTCTTTGATAAGTTCGTTTTGGCAGGAGGCGATGACGTTCAGCCGCGCCGCTGCACCGGTGCTGAGTCCCAGTATCCGGCAAACCTCGTCTCTTACCTTGCCCTCAAGCTTACCGTCTCTCTTTTTGTGCGTCAACGCCTCTTTGAGTGCCTCATACTGGGCCACACGCTCCCAGTCGGTCAAGTCTCGGGCGGTAGCGTTGGCCGTGATAAGAGCTATCTTGTCATCCAACTCACCCTTGCTCTCCACGATGATGCAGGGGAGAGACTCAAAACGCTTGTCTCCCTCATCGGCCAGCTGCTTACAGGCTGTAAGCCTCCGCTCGCCGCCGATGAGCTTGTAGCCGTTGGCCCACCGAATGACCTCAAGCGGCTGACGGACCCCATGCAGCCGGATGTCCTCTTTGAGCTTGTCGATGTCGCCCACGACATAGATTTTGTTGTCCGGGTTGCGCATGATGTACTCGCGTGGCAGCATCTTTACTTCCATCTGCCCCGCCGGGGTGGATGTCTGAGGCTGGATGCTCAGGAGATTGCTTATCAGTCCGGCGCTCATCATGCCACCCCCTTTGGTGCTTCCGGCAGCGGCATCCAGTGGGTGACACAGCCATGGTAAGAGTTGCTGATCTGAGGGCCATTGCTTTCAAACCAGCCGTTCTCTTTGTCATACCTGCCAAGCAGACAAGTTCCATCGATGCAGTAAATCCATACCTCATCACTGACCTCAAAGCGGTAATGGTCCTGCTCGTCGTCCCACTCATCCACGTGGGTAGAAGGCGGGCAGGAAGCTTCCCGCCATGGGCTTTCTGGGTCGATGGTGGGCTCTGTGTCGATGTAGTCAAGCACATCATCCAGCACATAGCACGTCGTTGCATCTTCAATTTCCCGGTAATACTCAGACTCTTGCTCTTTAATCCAGGCTTGGATGCGCCCACGCAGGTGATTTGCGTTAATTGGTCTTGCCTCGTCCATAGCTCACCCCTCCACTTTCTTGACCACATGCCGGGCCAGCTCGATGTACTGCTCGCTGGCTTTGGATTTCGGGCTGTAGGCGTACAGCGGCATGTGCTCGCTGATGGCCTCCTGCACTTTCACGCTGGCATCGATGCGCAAAATCCTGCCGTCCTCGTACCGTAAGAGCGGCAGCCCGCTTTCCGCCAGCTGGTTGATGGCTTTGGCACCGTACCGGGTGCGGCGGTACATGGTGGGCAGGACGCAGAGCACTTCCAGCGCTGGGTTGTAGGCCTCTTTGGCCTCTTTGACCTGCTTGAGGATCTCTTGCAAGCCGTCCATGGCCCACTCGCCGCAGTCCACCGGGATGATGACCCAGTCCGCACAGACAAGGGCGTTGACCGTGGCCATGTCGATGTCGGGCGGGCAGTCCATGATGCAGTAATCGTAATCTTCGCGGTGCTGCTCCAGAGCGTGCCGCAGGCGGTCGTGCCGGGGCCGCATGGTCTCCAGCGTGAGCCGCTGGTTTGCAAAAATCATGTTCATGCAGCTGGGGGCGACGTCCACAAAGCCGAAATTTTTGTAGTCCGGGATCTGGACCACGTCCCCAAGCTTTGCCTCTAGGGTGAGCACGTCGGCCATGCTCTTTTTCTCCGGGTCAAAGCACCGGAAGAACTTGGAGGTGTTGGCCTGCTTGTCCAGGTCCATGACCAGCACCCGCCGGGAGTACTTCCACCCGAGAATGCAGGCCAGGTTGCAGGCCGTGACCGACTTGCCAACGCCTCCCTTGAGGTTGATAATTGCGATTTTGCTCATCTTGCGCATTGTGGTCTCCTTTTTGCTCATCTGCTTGTCTTTATTTTGGCTGCTGCGATTTGATAACCCTGCCACCGGTCCATAAACCACTCTCTCCACCGAGAGCACTCGCGGAAAAAGTTGTGCGGACGGTCACGGCAAGTCGCATATGCACAGCTGTTACACGGGTTGTCATCCGGGTAATGCCGGGTGTGGCCATCGTCGTCTCTCATGCTCCATCGCCTCGCTTTGTCCTGAGTCGGCGTATTGATGCTCCTGCCATGTCACGCAGAGGTGTTTGTTGGCTCTGGGCCACCGCCGCCTGGCTCTGGGCCTTGTAGTAATGCTCGATAGTCGTCGTCGCCCTCAAAATCGTGACCCGCAGATAGCTGCGGATGTTTTTGATGGGCTGCGTGGTCTTGCTCATGCTCTCCATGATGTACTCGATGTGTCGGCTGGTCAGCTTGTCCAGCTGTTGCCGGATGGCCTTGGTGCTTTGGAGCTGCTGCCCGACCTGCTGGCACTCATCCGGGCAGGCATACATCTCCACCACGGCATCCAAAAGCTCATCCAGCTCCTGAGGGTCATACCGCTTGGCCAGTATGCCGAGCTCCAGCTGCTGGCGGAAGCGTTCCCGCAAAGCATCCAGATCCGTGCTCTCGTCCATCCATCCATCCGTTTTCTGCGCATCGCGCAGATAGATAGATTTCCCTAATAGATTTCTATTAGATTTCTTCCGGGAAAAATTTTCACGGGTCTGAGGGAAAATTTTTCCCGGGTCTGGCGACATTTTTTTCACCGGTGCAAAATTTTCACCGGTGAAAATTTTTCCCAGGTCGGCAGCGTTTTTAGATGCGGGTTCTTCATCCGGGATAACCAGTTCTTCGACGTCCGGCACAGTGCGGTAAATGTTATGGACAACACCGTTGACGGTCTCTTTTTGCATCTCGATAACACCGAGGCTCTCGAGAGTTGCAAGGTGAGTCTTGGCAGTGCGCTGGGTAAGAGGTGTAGTCTGCTCAATGTAATACGAGCCGCCGCGATACCAGCTCTGGTTATCCTGCGAAAAGCCGTAGATGATGGCAAAGACCAGCGCCTCATTGACGGAGAGCTTGAGATTTTTGAACATCCAGGGCTGGATAACAATGTAATTGGTAAATTTCTTTTTTTTACTGCTCACACGTTACCCCCCCCTCAAAATGGCAAGTCATCGTTGTCGTCGATGACGGCAAAGTCGTCTGCATCGCCCTGAGAATAGGCCGGTGCCGGGTCGCGATAGTCGCTGGGCGGTGCCTCGCCGCCTTCATCCACTGCCTGCCCGCCGGGCTTTTTGCTCGAGCCTGCAAAGCTCAGACTGTCGGCCACGACTTCTACAGCCGTGCGCTTGTTGCCGTTCCTGTCCTGGTACTGCCGAGTCTGGAGACGGCCTTGTATGGCTACCATACCGCCCTTTGCAAAGTGCTTGCACAAAAAGTCTGCATTGTGCCGCCATGCGACAACGTCGATAAAATCGGCCTGCCGCTGCTGGCCCTGCTGGACAAAGCTCCGGTCACAGGCGATGCGAAATGTACACACATTGATACCCGCCGGAGTGGTTTTAAGCTCCGGGTCAGCCACAAGCCGACCCATGATAGCTACTACATTAAGCATCTAAATAATCCTTCCCGACCTCCTGCATCCAGAGGTCATGCCCATATACCCACTCAAAAGTCTTCTGGGCCTCGCCCTTGAGCCAATGCATCATCTCGGCGTTGTGGTGGACGCCCTCAGGCGGCTCGTTGTGGTGGCGGTGGCACAGCCAGACCTTGAGGCCGTACTGCTCCGAAAAGCTTCGCAGCGGCCCGTTTAGCACATGATGCTCCTCGAGGCCCGCAGTTGTCTCCACGAGATACTTTGTCCGGCAGATGTAGCAGTACTTTGTGGTCTGCATAATGCTCTTGCTCATCTTGGCACCTCCTGCCATTCCATCCAGTAGGCCGTGACGTTGGGGTCATTTACCCCCATCTCGGCCAGCCGGTCAAATATCCCGTTGATAAAATCAGTCATCTGGGCCGTGGTAAAGCTGCTGGACCCTCTCATACACTTGACGGTGCATCGGTCATCATCCAGCAGCTCCACGACGTGTACCAGCTTGTATGCTGTGCGCAAAATCGGGACGGCACCCGTCGGCACCTCCAAAAAATCAAAGTCCACGCCGTACTCGTCCAGCATCTGCACATAGCAGTCTTCCGGGCTCATGCCGCCCGCCCGTCCGCCGTTGTAGGTGTCGGCCATGATGGTCAACAGCGCCCACATCATGCGGTTTTGGTTAAGGCTGCGTCCCTTGCGCTCCGGCTCAAATGTGACCGTCAGACGCAGAGGCTTGCCATGTGCCAGATCATCCAGCTTTTGGCGTATCTGGGTTTTAACAAATTCCGCAGAGTTTTCCACGGCAAAGCCCCGCCGGGCAGGGTCATACACCACGGGCAGCCGCCCGATTATGCCTTTTCGTCCCATAAGACTTTCTTGCCGTCGGGGAGAGCAAACTGTACCATGCAGATATGCCCGTCCTCAGCACGGGCGAAACGGTCAACCGTGAGCTTTTCCGCCGCGCGCCATACGCCGTGTTGGTCTTTCACCATCGGAACCTGATCGCTCTTCAGGGCGATGGGCTTCAGGTCCATCACGTCCTCCGCGACGCCGAACAGTGCCGCCGCGCGGAGAAAGCTGGTGTTTTCCTGCATCCGGTCCACATCGGCGGAGGGCAGGCACATCGGCCCGGCATCCTTCCGCACCGGAAGACCATTGGCAGGGGAGAGCACTTCGAGCTGGCATCTCCACCAATTTTTTGTGTAATAGTACGAGTTGCCCCAGCCCAGCGGGCCGTATGTCTCGTTGAGGATGTACCGCACGGCAGACTCCTTCGGGAGCACAACAACGCGGATTCCATCCTCGCAGGCAGCGATAACGCGCACCACGCACTCCTCTGGCTTGATCTCGCGGGTTTTCAGGCCCTTGACCGGGAAACTGATAGGCTCAGCCAAAACCCCGCCAGAAACGCCCGCAGAAAGCCCACGCCGCCCGGATGCCGGTTTACTGGATGCCATCGTCGTCGCCCTCCAGATACTCTGTGGGAGAAGGGAACGTGCTGGCATCTGCGTCAGCAGTCCCATCCGGGAGACTATAGCCGCTCTCACGCACGTCACGCTCCAACAGAGCGCGGCAGTAAGTGCAGGCGTCACGCGCTTCCTGTACGGTCAAGTCGCTCTTTGCGAGCAGCAGGTAATTGCGCATGACCTCACCGGCCGCTTTTGCCCTCTCACTGTACTTGCGAAAACCATGCTTATAATTTGCCATTTGGTCTACCTCCTAAAAATTCATCTGCGCGGGTTGCGCTGGCAGCGGCTCTTATTTTAGTTCCTGCCGCCATCGGAATTGGTATATTAGTTATCCGTCACCGTCACCGTAACCGTCACCGTAGCCGTCACCGAAGCCGGAGCCGGAGCCGAAGCCGGAGCCGAAGCCGGAGCCGGAGACGGAGCCTTCGCCTTCGCCGTCACCGTAGCCGTAGCCGGAGCCGTCACCGTCACCGTCACCGTAGCCGGAGCCGGAGCCGGAGCCGAAGCTGTCACGGTCACGGTCACCGTAGCCGGAGCCTTCGCCGTTGCCGAAGCCGGAGCCTTCGCCGTTGCCGAAGCCGTTAGTCACTCGTGCCATACCGGCACCCCCTCGATGCTCTTCTGGGCCTTATCGGTAATGGGGATGATCTCGATGGCCTCAGTCAGCGTCACGCGGTCAACCTCGCAGGGGAACTTGCAGTTCTGCGGCTTGCTGGTGCCATCGGTGGCGAGCTGAGACAGGCTGGCAGCGCCATCCCAGTACCACATACGCCGGGCCTTGCGCAGCGTGACCTCTTTGCCGTCACGGCTCTCGATGTATCCTGCGAAGACGCCAGCGCTGTAGGTGCGCACCATGCAGTACGGCATACCGTTGAGGTCAGCAGCAGGGGACGGAGTGACGGAGTCGGCACGGACATATTCCACGCCATCAACGATAATTTTGTTGGATGCCATTTGTAAATACCTCCATTTTTGTGTGTATGACTTTGCGCTTTTGCGCTGGCAGCGGCTCTTATTTTAGCTCCTGCCGCCAGTGGAGCCAGGCATCAGTACACCCCATACTCCTGATCCAGCAGGGTATCGAGGCGGATGCGCTTTCCGCGGCCATCGCCCGCGCCGTTGTTGTTCCAGCCGTCCGGGTAGCGCTTGCAGACGTCACGCTTGGGGACGCCCATGTAGGCCGAGACTTGGTCCATTGTCAGCCGGATGCACTTGGTCTCGGCAAAAATGGCATGGTAGGCGGTATTCCACGCCTCGCCTCTAGTCGATTTCGCCACGGTCTCTCAACTCCTTCTGCCGGCGTTCATATTCCACCTGCTGGCCGTAGGTGCGGCCGGAAGCATGTGCTCTGGCACATACATCGCTGATACTGCTGCCCTGAGGCAGGGCTGCTTTTTTCTTGGCTGCATAGTATGCGGCCATTTTTTTGTTGTGCTCCTCAGCGTTCTTTTTTCGCACGACCTTGAGGCAGGCCGTGCAGTACTTGCGGCCTCCGCTCATTTTGGATGTGCCGCAGAGTGCGCAGTATCTCTCTTTTGCAGGTGTACCCATCTTATCGCGCCGTCCTTTCCATCCGCCGCCGCTTGGCAGCGCGGATGCGGGCATTGTCCGACCGCTTAAATTTGTCCCACTCCACCAGTGCCAGCGGCAGACCGGAGACGATGGGCGCGAGGATAAAGAGCACGGCCAGAGTCTCGATGCACTTGGCCTGATAGGGCGTGCAGCCGGTGGCTTGCAAAAATCCCTGAAAAATAAACATTACACCGCTCATAATATAAGCGCACCTCCCAACGTATAGGCCAGTATCAGCGCGATGGCCAGGTAGGCCATCCAGCCCACCAGCACCTCACGCGCCGGCTTTTTGGTGCAGACGATCAGCAGTGCTGTCATGCACCCGCCTGCCATAAAACACATAAAACAGGCAAAAATCGTGCCTCGTGTCATAATCGTCACCTCATGCCCAAAGCGCGCTCGATGGGCTCTTTGGGGTAGTCGTTGGGGTAGTTGCCGGACATATAGTTGTTTACCTGATATATCGACAATCCAGCAGCCACGGCCAGCTCGCGGTTTGTCCAACCGTGCTGGACTTTGAGCTTTGTAGCCTCGCCCTTCCACGCCCGGAACTCGTCCGAGAGGATGCGCTTGTTCCGCGCCATGTTTTCCACCGCCTTGTCAAAAGTTATAAATGATGCTCTAAAAAACATTGCCAAGCGGTGATAAAAAGTGTAAAATGAGAGTGCGGGCAATCAAATCACATTTTTTATACTTGGCAATGCATCCGAGTCAGGCCGCAAGCAGTACGGCCCGGCTCAAGTGCTCCGCGCAAGAGGGCACTTGTCAAATGGGGAATCACAACGCTCACAGCAGTTTGCACATGTAGGAGGTCTCCGTTGATTCCTGTACCCGGAGAGGAAGGTATTAACTCTCTGGGAACATCTTTATTATAATCCAACTAAATCCAATTATCAAGAGCAAAATTGAACAATATTGGCTTTCGTTGGATTGCACAAAAAAGAGGTGAGGATTTTGTTTTGGGATAATTTTGTAAGACAGTGTGAGAGAGTCGAAAAGTCACCATCTGTAGCGTCCGAAGAGCTTGGGTTTAACCGCTCTGCTGTTACCGCGTGGAAAAATGGGGCTCTCCCAAGAGTCGCAAGCCGTAAAAAGATAGCGGACTACTTTGGCATCTCTGTCGATGAGCTGATGGGAACAAAAAAAGAGCCCGCCGGGAAGGGCGGGCTCGATGAGCAGATGCAGACGATCGTAGACTTGCTAAACGGCGCTACACAAGAGGAGCGCGATGCAGTCGAGACGCTGCTTAAATCCAAAGTCAAAAAAGATTGATTTATGCGACGTCCGACGGCGAGGTCTTTGCTCTGCGCTTGGTAAGTATCGCCAGCACGTCAGGGATGAGCTCGGGATGGTCTCGCAAGATAGCAATGATTTCGTCGTTCGTCACATGAAACACTCCTTTTTGTTGTATTTGCTGGTTTAATTTTACAACTAATAAAAAAGAAAATCAAGAGAAAAGAGAAAATACCATGAAAATTGCGGAAAAGTGCCGGGTGGCTGCGGTAGAACTGAGCCTCGCGGCTGCTGTCGCTTTTTGCCCTCTTGCTTTTGCGGCCACCCCGGAAGAGGTAGAAGCACAGATCAACCAGATCGGCGCGGTCACGCTGGACAGCGCCACGGCCATTGCAAACGCCCAGGGTGCTTATGCATCTCTGCCCGCCGCGCAGCAGCAGATGGTTTCCAATGCCGGCACTCTGGCAGCGGCCCAGCAGGCGCTCGAAGATTTGCAGGTCAACGCCCTGATCGAGAATCTCAACTCGGAGCTCTACAAAGAGCACGATGAAGTGGAAAATGTCGATTTTTACTTCTGGAAAGGACTCCCGGCCACGGATCAGACCACTTTCATTTTGCCTTACTTCTGCGCAATCGGTGGTGATCTTCAGCCAATCCGCCTGCTGTACGACTACTTCGGGAAAAATTGGATTTTCTTTGACCAGATCATCTACAACGTGGACGGCGAGATCTACCGCCGTGAGGTAAGCAAAGACAAGATCATCCAAAAGACCGTCATCGATTCTTTCGGCTCTGGCTCCTATGTCTGGGAGTACGGCGACGACATTGCAGAGCCGGGCGAAATCGAAATCTTAAAAAAGGCTTGCACCGCAAAAAAGGCCACGTTTCGCTTTAAGGGCAGCGGCACGCTGCTGGACTACCACATGGACAGCTATCAAAATGACCGTGTGGCCATCACCCGAGTTTTTGACGCTTATGAGTCCTTGCAAGCCGCGTCTCCCACTGTCCGCGCCCGTGCTCTGGCTGGCATGGAAAGCCATAAGCAGGGTACAAAGTTTGTAAGGCTGGCGTTTTAAGCCTGTCAAAATATTGAGCTAAGGAGAAATAAAAATGAAATGTCCAAATTGCGGCACAGAAGTTGGAAATGCAAATTTTTGCACAGAATGCGGAGCTCCATTAAAAGCAGGACTTGTCAGGGGTATAGCGCCTCAAGAAGACAATGAAAAGAAAAAGCCAAAAAGAAAAGGCTGCGGCTGTCTGACGGCGATTGTGGTGGTTCTTGTCCTTGGAATGATTGGCGGCTCTTCTGACGCGGGAAGCACAAGCGCCACAGTATCCAAGCCAAGCACAGTGGCAAGCTCATCTATCTCCAGATCCAGTGAGCCCGAGTTGACGATGGGGCAAAGGAATGCACTTAGAGCAGCTGCAAATTATCTGTCTGCAATGGCTTTTTCTCACGATGGTCTGATAAAGCAACTCGAATACGAGGGCTACTCCACTGAAGATGCGACGTATGCAGCTGATCACTGCGGGGCAGACTGGAATGAGCAAGCAGCCAAGAGCGCGAAAAACTATTTGAATGCGATGTCCTTTTCTCGCTCAGGTTTGATTCAGCAGCTGGAGTACGAGGGCTTTACGGCAAGTCAGGCAGAATACGGTGCAAGCGCCAACGGGTACTAACCCGCTGAGGTGTCCACAGTGGACACAAAAATGCCCCCGCCGGGCGGGGGCGAAGATTACTTAAAACGGCGCTTAAAAGACAATACCAAAATTGTATAAGTAATTTTTGCCCAGTCCGGTACACCGTCAAGCTCCGAAAGAGCCCGGGCGAAAGGGGAATGCGCTCTCATATATCTTTTGAACATCGAGATTTTGAGTCTCGATTTTTGCGCTATTTGACAGCTTGGTAGAGACAGCCTGCAAAATCTGGATGCGTTTGTTGAGGTCGGTGACGGTAAAGCCGCGCTGCTCCAACTCCTCGAGCCAGTGTTTGACATCTGCGACGGCCTCAGGAAGAGCTTCGTCCGGTGCGAAAATATTATTAAAATCCATAGTGTGCCTCCTAAAAATAAAGATTTTTAATTAAACCTCGACCATTTTGCCGTTTATGCACTCGACGTGCATCCCGGGATTTATTCCGGCGCGCTTGTCGTTTGCCGCCTGCTGTAAGATGCGGGCCGCATCGGCGTAGATGTCCGCGTCCACATCGTGCTGTGCCAGATAGTACACCAGCGTCAGCACATTGTGCCGGGCATAGCCGGACAGTAAAGTATGTACAAGCTCCTTATCGTATGCCATCTCTCAGCCCTCCCACGGTTTCCGGCTCTGGTCGGGATTCTGAGGGCGGCTTGCGGGCATCCCATCAATGATGGGCATGTCTTCGGGCAGCTCATAACGGACGGTTTTGATGGTGGCGTACATTCTTTTTTACCTCCTATGTGGATAAAATTGACATATTTGTTATAACATGGTGGACGGCTGGACATCAACCGCGCACAAATTGCTAAAATGGCGGGCAAAAAGAACAAATTTATAATTTGATAAAATTCGACAGATGGGAAGGTGAGAGTATGACTGATTTTAGCTATCGCGTTGCCGAAGCTCTACGGATGGCCCGTGATCATGCAGGTCTGAGCCAGCGAAAACTTGCAGAGCGTATGCATATAAACCGTGAGACGGTCGCCAAGTGGGAGCTATGCTACTCGGAGCCGTCCTTGGGTGACGTCATGCAGTGGTTTACCTGTTGCGGAGTGTCAGCTGCACGCTTTATGGATGCCTGCATCCACCCGGGCCTTTTGGAGCATATCGAGGACGACCCCATCGACGCCGAAAAGAGAGGCTATCTCCACGAGGCCATCGATGAGGCCAGCTCTTACGAGGTGGATGCTCTGCTATACATCCGCTATGGGGACCACGGCTCTGATCACGTCGGTGTACTGACAGAGATACTTGCAAACCTACACTGCCCGCTGGATAACCGCGTCTCTCATTGTGGCACCATCATCAGTGACTACGAGGTAGCTCATGCCCGTGGTACAGATCCAGACCCCGCCGGGCTACAGCCTAAAATGACCATCTTAAAACAGGCTCACAGCGGCGGCAAGGCGGCAGTAATCGCAGATCAGCAGGCATACAGTATCAAACGGGAGGTGTAAAAAATGCCGAGAAAAAAAGCCAAGCGCCCAGATGGGCGCTATGAGATAAAAAAGAAAATGCCTGATGGCAAGATAGGGCATTTTTATGGCAGTAGTTTGACCGAGGCCAAGAGTAAATATGAGGCGGCTCGTGATGAGCTGATTTTGCAAACCGAAAAAGCTAAAATTGGTCCATCTTTTGAGGAGGTGGCAAATGCTTACGAAGACTATATAACAGGGCCGGGCAGTCCAATAAAAAGAGGGACGATTAGTGCCTATCGCAAACATTTTGCTCCATTAAAAAATTACTTTGGCGATATAAAGATGACTCAAATCGATGCACAAGCAGTGAGTGGCTATCTTGAGAGCTTAAAGCTCGACGGTAAAAGTTTGCATACTGTTACAAACGCCCGAAGTGTGCTCTCTTGCATTTTTAGGTACTGGTGCGCAAATTACCATGGTACAGGCAACCCGGTGCAATATGCTTCTGTCCCCGCCGGGATGAGGCGGGGCAAAAGGGAAGAGCCAACAGAGGAGCAATGCAGACTCATCAATGAGCATCCAGAGGGATGTGGATTTTGGGCGCAGCTCTTTGAGTATACAGGCCTGCGAATCGGTGAGGCAAATGGGCTCCGCTGGGAGGATGTTGACTTGGGCGCCGGTGTGATCCACGTGCGTCGAGCGATGCCGTGGGAAAAAAACAGGCCGTATTTGGAGACGCCCAAAACTGATAATGCCTATCGTGACATCCCCATCCTCTCGCCGCTCAGACCGGCGCTCCTCGAAAAAAGACGCTTACACAAAGCGTCTGATTATGTCCTGTCAGGGACTGCCGAGCCTTTGTCGCAAACTCAATATGAGTGGAGATGGGCGGTGTACTGCCGTCCGCTTGGCTTGAGCGTCCGGCAAGAGAAGCACTCAAAAATAAAGGGCCAGCCCGGAAAAGTAAGGACTTACTACAAATGGAGAGCCGTTGTAACAGCGCACCAATTTAGACATCTGTATGCGTCTAACCTTTTTTATGCAGGTGTGCCGGACAAGGTGGCGCAAAAACTTATGGGACACGCAGACATTACAACGACCCGCCGGGTGTATCAACAGCTTAGGGACGCCGAAGACCAAAAGTATTATTCGCAGCTTGATGAGTATGTAAAAAATAAAGCAAATAAATGA